CGGGCGCTCGGTGCGCGCCTCGCCCTCTTTCTTGGGTTCGCGGATCAGCTTGTTCACCGCGTCGCTTTTGAAGAAGGCCGAGACGTGGACGGGCAGAATCTTGGCGATGTCCTTGCCCTCGCCGAAGTGGGCGACGGCCAGGTCCAGGTGCCGTCCGTAGGTGATGACGGTGCGCTCGTTCTTGCCGAGTTCGGTCAGATGGGCGACATACTTTTCGGCGGCTTCCTTGATCGTGGTGGTCTTTGTGGTCATGAGTGGCTCCTTGTGGGTTTATGGTCTTTCGACCGGGTTGACTTCGCACAGGGTCCAGCCGTTGAACGACTGGCCGATCTCTTCGGGATTTACGCCCGCCAGCGCCTCAATCCGCGCCAGCGTTTCATACGCCTCGGCGATGCTGACGAAGGGGCGCATGCTCCGTTCGTTCAGCTTCTGGCCGAGGATCGCGCCGGTGTCGAGGTTGGTCAGGATGTAACGCGCCATGTCTTTTCTCCTTTCGATTCAGCAGCTTACGACGTGTCACATCGCTTCGTGTGGCGGGCAAGTCAAGGAATTAATCGCGGCGAAAGCGAGATTCTTCGGGAGGCGGCATGACCACGGCCACGGCGCTCCCCAAGAATCCCCAGGCGGTCGCCCGCGTGCTGTTGGACCCGGTGCTCTGGGGGCAGGCGTATCTTCACAACCGGGACGGCGCGAAGCGCATTTTCTGGAAGCACCAGGTCGAGGATCTGCGCTGCGAGCGCGGCAACATCATCCACCTGGACGGCCGCGATTCGGGCAAGACGATCAACTTGGCGGCCGACTCGCTCCACTATGCCTTCACCACTCGCGGCGGATCGGGCCTCGTGGCCGCGCCGCACCAGGGGCACCTCGATACGATCATCGACGAAGTTGAGTTCCAGATCGGCGCGAATCCCGACCTGGAAGCCTCCGTCGCCAAGACCAAGACCGGCAACCCCAAAATCATCCGCAAGCCGTATTTCCGGATCGAGTTCACCAACGGGACGGTCCTGCACTTCCGGCCCGCTGGCGCATACGGCGAGTCATTCCGGTCGCTGCATGTGGACCGGCTCTGGGTGGACGAAGGCGCGTGGATTCCGGAAAAGGCGTGGAAAGCCCTGCGCCAGTGCCTCAATGCCAAGGGCAAGTTTCGGATTTACTCGACGCCCAATGGTCTGCGCGACACGACGTACTACCGCCTGACCCAATCGAAAAAGTGGAAGGTCTTCCGCTGGCCGTCTTGGATCAACCCGACATGGACGCCCGAGCGAGAGGCGGAACTGGTCGAGTTCTACGGCGGCAAGGACACGCCGGGTTGGCAGCACGAGGTCGCGGGCGAGCACGGAAAACCGAGCTTCGGCGCATTCGATCTGGACGCGCTCCACGCCTGCCGCAAGGAGGTGCCGGAATACCGTCTGATCGTCATCACCAGCGAGGAACTGGACGGATGCGAGGACGAGGCGGGCGTGCGCGAGCGCTTCGACATGCTGCTCAGTCTGTCGCCCCGGGCCGGAACCCACTGGCTTGGAATCGACACCGGCTACACCAGCGATCCGACGGAACTGGTCGTGTTTCGCGAGGACGAAGCCGGGCTGACCATGATCCTGCGCGTCCACGGCGAACAGATTCCCTATCCCTGGCTGTCCGAACTGATCCGCATCCTGGACATCTACTTCGAGTTCGCAGGCATCGGTTTGGACAACGGCGGCAACGGCCTCGCGGTCGCGCAGGAACTGACGAGCCTTGACAAGTTCAAGGACCGCAACTTCCTCGGGCGGCTGATGGGCTTCGACTTCGGCGGCAACACCATCGTCAGCTGGGACGAGGCGGGCAAGCCGATCAAGAAGCGCACGAAGGAACACATGACGGCCCTGATCAACGCGGCGATGCGCAGGCGACAGATCGTGTTCCCGCGTGACGACCGGCAGATCGAGGAGCAGTTCGCCACGCAGACCTACACCATGAACAACGGCCGCGTGACCTACAGCAAAGGCAACGATCATGTGATCGACGCTGTGCGCTGCGCATTGCTGGTCAAGGACCGCAAGGCTTTCCAGGGCGGCGGCCCGCAGTTCGAGGAGGTCTTCATCATGCCTGTGGCCACAGACCCGATTTTCGATTGAGGACGAAATGAGAAACACGCAACAAAAAGCACCCAAGCAGAACGCGCCCCGGACGGCGGGCACTTCGGACCCGATGGCTTCCTTCGCCATCATCCTGGACCCCTCGCGCATGGGCACGGCGGCGGCGCTGGCTCCCAATCTGTTCGAGAAGCACGGCGTCAAGGATTCGATTCCCGCTGAGTGGCACGAGCGAGCCGCGAAAGCCTGGGAGTATTACCTGGAAGAGCCCATCGTCTCGAACACCATCAATTCGTGGCGCGTTTTCGCACTGGGCGACGAGATCGACGTGACCAGCGAAGCGGAAGCGACGCAGGAGCAAGCGCGGGAGATGTTCTACCGCCTGGACCTCAACGGTTTCGTCAAGGACATGATTCTGCAACTGCTCGTGAAGGGCGACTGCATCGGATATCTCAAGCGCACTCCCGAGGGAGACGATCTGGCCAAGGTGGTCTGTGTCAATCCGGTCAGCGTGAAGCTCAAGTTCGTGAACGGGCTGCTGACCGAGGCGAAGCAGCGCAAGGAAATGGCTGACGGCACCTTCGACGCCGGGGACGAAGGCGTGACGCTCCCCCTCGACCAGATGCTCCACGTCAAATGGAACGCTCCGGAGTTCGCGCCGCGCGGCAACAGCCTGGTGCTGCCCGCCTTCGAATCCATCGAATTGTTGCGGGATTTCCGTAAAGCCGAGCGCGCCATCGCCAAGCGGTGGACCACGCCGCTGCGGTTCATCCAGGTGGGCGGGCAGTTCGGCGACAAGGTCATCATGCCAAGCCAGAAGATGATCGACACCCTCAAGGGCGAACTGAACAAGATGGACCTGAAGAGCGGGCTCGTCGTGCCCTTTTACGTGAAGGCAGAAACCTACGGCAACGAAGGGCACGTTCTCGACACCGAACGCAAAGTCAAGGAGGTCAAAGAGGACATTCTTGTGGCGCTCGGCATGGCGCGTTCCATCGTCACCGGCGACGGTCCCAACTTCGCAACGGCCTCGGTCTCGATGCAGAAGATGGTGATCATGCTCAAGGAGATCAAACAGGCCGCGCGGCGGATTCTGGACTGGGTCTTTTACGAGTGGATGGAACTCAAGGGCATCGACGCCGATGTGGATTACGCCTTCTCCGATCTGGACCTGACCAGCGAGGTGGACCAGAAGCGTCTGCTCATCGATCTGTACGACCGCAACCTCATCTCGAAAAACACCCTGCAGGCTAAGATGGACCTAAATCCCGAGGTGGAAACCGCCAACCGCGCCAAGGAGCAGCGTCTGGTCGATATGAACTGGGACATCAAGGATGTGACGTCTCTGGTGCAGTTGGGGATCATGAGCCCGGCGTCGGCGAGGAAACTGCTGGGGATGGAAGACGCCGCCGAGGATCAGGCGATCCAGCAAGAAGAGGAACAGGCGGTCGAAGCCATGTATGCGGACGCGGCGGCCAAGCCCCGCGCCTCGGGAGAAACCTGCAGTGACTGTGTCCATTTCGACGAGGAGACCAACCGCTGCCGGGTGCTGGAACGGGATGCCTCGCTTTTCGATTCGGCCTGCCGGTTTTTCCGCAACGCGGCGGTCTAAATGCTCGCCGTCGCCCTCGACCAGTCCGAACGCATCAAGCAAGCGGTCGCTTCGTCGTTCGCGGCCCGCGATCTGTACACGGAAAAGCAGGTCGCGGCGCTCGTCGTTTCATTGCGGGAGGCCGAGAAGCGGATCAAGGCGGATCTGCTTCGATACGCTGACCTTGGATCGCTCACGCCCGGGCAGTCCATCAATCAGGTCCGGCTCGCCGCGCTCAACGAGCGGATCGACGATACGATCAAGGCGCTCAAGGTCGAGCACACCCTTGCCCTGAAATCCGCCGCCAAGGAATCCCACCTCGAAGGGATTACCCAGGGCGCCCTCGAACTCAAGGTCCACGGCTTGCCCGGATACGATTCGCTCACCGATGAGTCCGCGAAGCGTCTGGCCAAGGACGCCTTCTCCCTCATGGACAGGAGCGCGCTTGATTTCCTGGTGCGTTTCGACGTCCAGCTGGCCGGTCAGGTTTCGTCGGACCTACTGACCGGCGTAAAAAACGCGTTGACGGTCGGAATTGCACAGGGATTGTCAATTCCGAACATCGCCAGGAACATCGGCTCGGTGATTCTGGACAAGGAAGCCTTCAAACAGGCGGGTAAAACCGTCTTCGCTTCGGCACAGCAACGCATCGAATTGATCGCCCGCACTGAAATCCTGCGGGCGCACAATCAGGGGCGGCTCAAGTTTTACGATACCGTCGGCGTCCGCGAGGTCCGGTGGATGGTCGCGGCCGACGAGCGGTTATGCCCGGCCTGTTCAGAACTCGATGGGCAGGTCTTTGCAATCGACAAAATGCCTCCCATCCCGAGGCACCCGAATTGTAGGTGCGTTCCCGTCTCAGTGCCTTTGCGCGTGTGCTCCACCGAGTCGTTGAAGCTCCAGGCGATGGCGGGACCGGCGGATGCGGCCGGCGCATGTCTCATGTCGCCGCAGCAGGTTCACGATGTCGCTGGGGCGCAGAAGGCCGAGCAAGCCCAGACCAACAAGGCGATCAAACAGGGCGACTACGAATCGCTGGCGCTGAAGCCTTTGCAAAATGAATGCAAAAAGCGCGGGATTTCGATTTACCGGACCAAGGCCGATTTCATCAAACTGCTCAGTCAGCAGAATCCGGGAATCGACTATTCGACGTGGGCGACCAAGGACATCATGGCCGAAGTCGCCAAGCAGAGCATCGGGAAAACCTGCACGAAGGATGATCTGATCGCCCTGCTCAAGCAGTGGGACGCGGCGCATGCGGCGATCATCAAAGAGGCGGCGGAAACGCTGCCCGACTTCGCATCGATGACCGTCAAGCAGTTGCAGGATCAGTGTCTGAAAAACGGCATATCCATCGCCAAGACGAAAAATCATTTCATCGCCGAACTGGAAAAGCTCGAACCCAATCCCGCCAAGCCGCACTTCATGCTCAAGGGCCAGGAACTCCAGGCCAAGATCAAGCAGTTCGGGATAGGCAAGCTCAAGACCAAGGACATGTTGATTTCGGACCTGCAGAAGGCGCTCTCCATCGATAAGAAGACGGTGCAGGCAGTCGAGGAGGCGGTCAAGCACAAGACCGACCTGGTCAAAGCCATCGACGCGGTGGTGCTTCCCGACGACCCGGCGCAGTACCAGGCATTTCTCGATTCGGCGAAAAAAGCGGCGCAGGCGTATTCCCAGCATGCGGATTTTCTTGCGGCGACCGATGTGGGGCCTCTATCGGAATCACTGGCTCAGAAAATCTCGGCCTGGGAAACCCAGGTCAAAAACATGTCATTGGACGATCTGAAGAAGCTCGCCCAGCAAACCAAGCTCAAGCATTATCAGTGGCACAACAAAGAAGAATTGATCGCCCGGTTCTCGGTCTTCGACGAATCGGAATTGGCCAAGATCGATGCCTCGGTCGAAACGAAGTGGGCGAAGTGGGCCGAGAAACATGGTGGCAAAAAGGCCAAGACCGCCCCGGCTCTGAAACCGAAACCGGCTGCAGAACCACAAAAGCCCGTCAGCATCCCGGAGACCGCGCTCCCGCCGAAAGACCCGACGAAGCTCACGCCGGTCGATGAGCCGTTCCGAGATGTCGACGCGCAATGGGAAAAGATCAAGGCGAAAAAGCCATTCAAAAATCGACGCGAGGTGCGTTCGGAACTCGGCGGTGCGCACCGTAAGTTCATCTACGACGACGACCAGGGCAACAAGTGGCTCTTCAAACCCATATCAGAGGACTTCCGCGCCCACGGCGACGAGGTAGCTTATCGCATCGGCCGCCTGATCGATCCCGACGCTGTAGAGGTTCGGCTCATTGAACTGGACGGAGAAACCGGATCGATCCAGCGCATGGTTCCGAAACTCAAGGCGCAGAAAGACTTCAAGGGTATCGATCCCAAGGACCTGCTGCCCGCCGAACTGGAGCAAGTGCAGCGGGAGCACGTCATCGACTGGCTGATCAGCAATCACGATGGGCACTGGGAAAACTTCCTGCGAGGCACGGACGGCCATCTGTACGGAATCGACAAGGGCCAGCTGTACAAGTTCCTCGGGGATGACGCACTCGACATCGCCTACCACCCAAACGCGGTTCATGGCGCATCAGAGCCCTATTACAACACCGTCATGCGAGCCTTTGCCGAGGGCAAGGTCGACCTCGATCTGCAGGCGACGCTCAAGTACATCGAACGCGTTGAGGCGATCCCCGACGAGCAGTTCCTCGACATACTTCGGCCTTATGCGGAGCGGCGATTCAAAAAAGGGTCGGCCAAGCTCGATGCCTTTTACCAGATGGCGCTCGACCGCAAGCACAGCGTTCGGAGCGACTTCGAGAAGTTCTACGGCAAGCTGGCGAAAAAGCGCGGGCTGCCCGGTTTCTCGTTCGATTCGAAGGCAGCGAAAAAGGGCGCGGTGCGACTCGGTCAGTTCGAACAGCGCATGGTGGAGGACGCGGCCGAAGCCGGTTGGCAGGGCAAATCCATCCCCATCGATGTGGATCAGATCGAAGACCAGAACGCTCTGGTGTTCCAGCAGACGGTAAAAAAGGGATCGAAGGTCACCGGCAAGCAGACCATCGTTCAGATCAAGGTGCGGCCAGAACATGAGGACAAGATTCTGGAGGCCATCGGCAAGGCGGGGCCGCCGGGAAAGAAAGCGATCCTGCCGCAGGTAGGCGCGCCGCTGCCGGAGGACGAGTTTTACGACACGATCCTGACCGCCGTTAAGTCGGTGAATCACCACTTCGCCGACAAGAACTTCAACCAAAAATCCGTCGACGCCGCGATAAATCTCAAAACCAAGCTCTCAAAGCTGCTCAAACACGAGGATGCCGAAATCCGCCACATGGCCGAAAGCTACATGGCCAAGATCGAGGAGCTTCACGCCTCGGTCCTTGATGTGGTGAATGGCAAGAGTTCCGGCAAAAAGGTTACCAAATTCATCCAGTACCTCAGGAAATCGGAACCGCCGAAGGCTGTCCAGGCGGTGAAGCCTAAAGACATGGTTGTACGCAAGGGGAAGGTGCTGATGCAGAAGCGGACGAACACGGCTGGCGAGATCATTACCGACGGCACTGAGCGCGATCTGTCGTCTGTGTTCGGGCGAGGTATGGCCGACGGCACGCAGTTCGAGATCGAGTTTGAGGATGGCGTCTCAGCTGTATATCGCCCATGGGCTGGCAACAGCGACATTTTTGCGGCGGCGGGCGAACTGGAGGTGCGCGTCAACGGACCGTGCGTGCCCGGCATCGTGGAAAAAGCCCTTGAAAAGATTGAACGGTTGGGCCTGAATGCGACTCCGGCGGCCATCGAGGACGCGGAGATCATGTACCTGCAGAAGCAGGCCTACGTCCAGGGCATTGACAACTCGCCGCGCTATAAAAAGGCGCTCGGAGCGATGAAGAACAAGAGCAAACAGGAGCAAGTGAAAATCCTGCGCGATTTCTGGAACTCGGAACTTGGCGTGCGGGATGTGACCGAGCTTCCGCACTACAACCCGTTCGGGGAATTTCAACACGCGACGCGAGGTAAGCTCGGAGGGGCTGGACGCCGCACCCAGATGCGCTTCGACCTGACCGAAAGCGATCTGGAACGCCAGATGAGCGGATACTCGTTACGACACTCGCTCACTGACGACCGCGACATGGCGGAATTCATTGAAACGGCGCTGGAGCACAACGGCGCGATGGTCTCCACAGTCGAGAAGATGCGCATGGGCATCAAGCCTGGCGGTATGTCACCGGTCGCAGACATGGAATCCGGCGGCGGTACGTATTTCTTCACGCGCATCCGCAAGACGCCGACGGCGGCGCGACCTGGGGAGCCTGGTCTGTACTTCAAACGGAATCTGCTTCGTCGGATGGACGCAATCACGTATGATCATGACAAGTTCGGGCGCTGCACCGGGGACCACGTCCGGCGGTACCGCAAATCGCAGATCGACCAGTGGAAAAGCATCGTGCAACGTAACCGAAGCGACGAAACGATCTTCAAGTATTCCGTCACTTTGTTGGACAACCTGGAGGTCATCGTCGCGCCGGATCGAAAGGCCAAAATGAACATCATCATGTCCTTCAAGAAGCGCGGCATCACGCATCTGCCGGACGGCCGAAAGATCGAGGACATCGTTTGGGCGAGTTACTGACATGGGTAAAATCGATGTAAAAGCGGAAGCGGGCAGGCTCCAGGAGACGCTAGACGGAATCACGACGAACGGCTTCTGGTACTACGTGGATTTCCCGGACGGCGAAACGCTGACGTTCCAACCGTATCGGCTCGACGTGCTCGGCGCGCATCCTCAGGTCGCTCCGGACGGGACAGTAAAGGCGTGGACCTACTCGGTGCTGATGATCGACCGGGGTTTCGTGGATTTCGGCGCGAGCACACATGGCAACCATTTGCACTTCGTGACAAAGATCGAATGGCTGCGAAATGCCAAGAACGAGATTTATTCGGCTTATCTCTACGACGATCAAGAGTACAAGATTTATGTCATCGGACTCGATCCGTTGGACGATCCGGAACGGATCGAAGAGTGGAAAGACTACATCAAACGGCTCGCCGCTATGCCCGATCGCGTGGAGCGGTGCCGCAAGGGTGTGACGCGGGAGTTCATGGAGATGGTGGAGGCGCGGTTCCGATGAAGCTGCGGTACATGATCGATTACGTTTACGACGAGAAGCGCTTCGAAAAGGGCCTTGATCCCTACGTGCCAGCCGGGCTGTGGGTCGTGACGCCGACCGGGTTTGACGCCGGATATCTGCCTGGATTCGACGAGCGCGAGGACGAAGTCAACTGGATGCTCAATGACTGGATCGAGCAGGGAATCACGCCCTGGCGCAACGAAGGCTTTCTCGAATACTGGCAGGAAAGCCGGTCGCCTTATCGGGGCACATTTGGCGAGATCGTTGAGACCGATGAATACGAGAATTCGGGGAAGTGCATCGACGCAATTCTAAGATTGCTGATGGAATAGAACGGTAAGTGAACAAAAACAAATCGTGGTCAGATTTCTTGGTCACCGATCACTCACTTGGGCCTCTGGGCTTCCTCCAGCATTTCTCGCGCACAATTCAAGCATTCGATCCATTCCTTGTTCGTCAATACGGTATATTTATCGAACTGATGGCCGCGCCTTTCAGGGTTCAGTACAGCCGTTTTGATCGTATCTTTTAGCCTCGCAAGGTTCATTCGCTCTTCTTTTTTGTCTGTCGAAAAAACGGCTTCGCTTTGATCAATTTCAATTGATATTCCATTTAATTCCAAGATCGCACCTCCTCATTGGTAAATCTAATCGACGACTTAAGGACTGTCAAAATGTTATGGCGTCGGGCAGTCAAATTGATGGAAGTATCGCGGGGTGAAAACTTCCACTAAACGAACTTGCCCTTCCCGGATCGGACCCATATTCTACCCTCATGAAAAAGCTGTTTGCCTACATCGAGAAGCTCGTGGCGCAAGGATTCTTCGGAACCCTGACGCTGAGTTTCCAGAACGGCAAACTGTGCAACATTAAGGTCGAGCGGAGCTTGAAGCCCGAGGATCTGCCTTCGCCGTAGGTTACGGCAAGACAGGCATGTGACAACCGCATAGACCTTCGGGGTCGTCGAAACCATCGAGCCCCGGTGAAGTTGGGATGAAACAAGCCCGCTTCGCCGGGGCTTTTGTTTTATGGAGCGAGCGTGGCGCTGAACACGGACCTGGACCGGCTGACTTTCCTGCTCGAGGCGGAAGCGGAGCTTGCGCTGTTCGGCGACGAGCAGCTGTCCGCGCAGGCCGCCGAGGAGCAGCGCCGCTACGTCACCAACTACATCGGCTCCAAGCAAAAGCTGATCGACTTCATCTGGGAAAACACCCCGGACGACACCCGCGCCGTGGCCGACCTTTTTTCCGGGTCCTCGGTCGTGGGCTTCATGTTCAAGCAAAAAGGCAAAGCGGTCACTGCCAACGACAAGCTGCGGTATTGCTTTCACATCGCTCGCGCCATCATCGAAAACCCCGGAGAAACGGTCACCGACGACGAGATCGCGGCGCTGCTGGCCGACAACCTGCAGGCGGGCGACTTCGTCCGCAAAAACTTCGCGGGCATCTACTTTGCCGAGGGCGTCCACGGGATAATCGACTCGATCCGCGCCAACATCGACAGGCTCGAAGGCTTCAAGAAAGACATCGCCCTGTTCGCGCTGGGCAAGACCTGCATCACTGGCAAGGGCGGTTTCGGGCACTTCGGCACGACCATCCCCCACGGCGGCCGCCAGGACCCGCCGGATCGATTCAAGCAGCGGTTCGCGGACAACATACACACGATCAATTCGCTGGCTTTCGACAATGGCCAGCCCTGCCGGTCGGCCTGCGGCGATATCATGGAAGTCGGCCCGCAGGTCAAGGCCGACCTCGCATACTTCGATCCGCCCTACGCCACGCATTTCTCCCAGACCAACTACGAGCGGTCTTACCACTTCATCGAAGGGCTGATGACGTATTGGGACGGCAAGGAGATCGTCGAGGGCAGCAAGACCAAGATTTACCGGATCGAAAAATCCGGCATGACCAAGGCGAACGCGTCCAATTTCTTCAAGGATTTTCTCGGCGCGTGCGTCCACATTCCCAACTGGATCATCAGCTACCGCGACCAGGCGTATCCGACCGAACCGGAAGTGAAACGGATCATCGGCGACCTGGGCCGCGACGTGACGCTCAAAAGCAAGGACCACCACTACCAGATTAGCGCGAAGCACGGCGATGCCAGCAACGCCAAGGAGCATCTGTTCCTGTGCTCTGCGAAGCAGGCGGCGCAGGATTTGGACGAGGCGGCCGATCATCACGATCTGGGCATGTCCTCGCTGGGCGACTGCGACCTCGATCTTCTCTCGGCGTTCGCGGCCGACGACAAGGTTCGGGTGTCGCCCTACATGGGCAGCAAGTACTTCGCCCTGGACTGGATTTGGAAAAACTGCCCGCAGGACGCCAAGTCCGTGTTGGACGCCTTTTCCGGTGGCGGCAATGTCGCCTACTTTTTCAAGCGCAAGGGTCTGACGGTCTTCGCCTGCGACCGGATGCACTACCCGTGGCACATCGCCCGGGCCGTGGTCGAAAACCAGACCGACAATGTGTCCGACGAAGAGATCGAGGCGCTGCTCGCGGAGAATCCCCAGGCCGGAAACTTCTGCGAGAAGACCTTCACCGACTATTACTTCACGCCGGAAATCCTCCGCTTCCTGGACAACACTTGGGCCAACGCGCAGAAGCTCGGGGGCTACAAGAAAGACATCGCGCTATTTGCACTGGGTTATGCCTGCATGACCAAGGCGCGGTTCGGGGAGTTCGGCCGCAGCAAGAAGGGCATGACCGGGCGCCCCGAGGATGAGAGCAAAAAGGATACCAGCCTGGGCGAAATCCCGCTGGAGGACTTCCGCGACCTGTTCGTCAAGAACGTCCGCAAGATCAACGCCCTGGTTTTCGATTCCGGGACGCAGTGCAAGGCGTTCTGCGGCGAGGTGCGCGAGCTTCTGCCCAAGCTCCCCGTGGATTTGATTTACGCGGACCCGCCCTACATCACCGAGTTCGGGGCCAACGATTACGAAGGCAAGATGCACTTCGTCGAAGGCCTCATGACGATGTGGGCGGATAAGCAGATCCGCGACAACGCCCGGCGCGATTACGAGTCGGGCACCAAATACAACAAGGACACCATCGCGGCGCTGATCGGCGACGTGGTGGATAAATCCCGCGCGAAATCGATCCTCATGTCCTA